TAGGTGCTAATCAACAAGTAAATGTTAAACAAAATGCAGAAGATTTTACTACAAACTTAGGACGTATATATTCAAGAAATAATTTTAGTGGTGGTTCTAACTTAGATACAGCACATAGACGTGATGGTAACGAAAAAGATGTAACTAGATTTTGGGATAGTAAAGGTATTGATGTTTTTCATAGTGATAATGACACTTCTTATCATATTAAATTATTAAACAAAATGACAGGTTTTATGTCAGAATTAACAGGAAGTAATAATTATCTTGCACAAACAACAGATAATACTTTGTATATAACTGATGAAACAGATTTATGGAAAAGTACAGACAATGGTGAAAATTGGACAGAAATTACAGCTACAGGTGCTTCATATAACTTTACAGGTATAGCAGTAGTAGGTAATACACTATATTTAACTACTGCAGATGGTACATCTAACTCAGAGTTAATTCAATATGATGGTTCTTCTTTTACAACATTAACAACTGCACAAGCATCAAGTGGTGGATTAACAGGTGTTTGGTTTGCTAAAGGTTTTTTATTTATATCAGGAGATAATGGAACTGTAGAATTGTTATGGGCAGTTAATCCTTTTGGTAAAACATGGTCTTCTTCTGATTTACAAGATGGAGATGCAATATTTACATTCGAAGATACACATCATGTATCGGCAATTGTAGACGCAGGTGCAGTAGTATTAGCTGCTTCTACAAATGGTGATATATATTCTATAAAAGATGTATCAGGAACTATGACATTAAAAGGACAAACTAATATACCTTTTGAAGAAATACATTCTATTGCAGCATCTGAAGGACAAATATTTTTTGGAACTAAAGAAAAATCTACAACAATAGGAAGATTTTATAGAGCGCAATTAGTTGTAGCTGATGACCTTTATGTATTAGGTCAAAGACAATTAGTTAAAGAATGGGATGTAGAGGATATTGACACAACACCTTATACAATGTTTGTATCAAGAGATAGTGTTTATATGGGTATACAAGAAAGTTCTACAGAAAGTTTTTTATGGAGATATTATCTTCCAACTGCTGGTATAGCTAGAGATTTAAATACAAAAAATGGTGGTAAAATTACAGGTATAACAAATTCTGATGGTAATTTAGCTGTTCTTATTAATGATTTAGGATTTTTTAAACAAGGTACTGATTTTGAAGACGAAGGATATTTAGTAACTGCTGCTGCAGATTTCTTTACTGCAGAACAAAAACAATTTGTTGGTGCAGAAGTATCTACATTTGACCAACCTATTAATACAGAAATAGATTTATCTTATTCAACAAAGTTCGAAGCATTAGATAATCCAGATGATAGTTCATATAAATCAGCTTTAAAACAAACAATAGGTACAGGAGAAAGAGAAGCTCAATTAACTGAGGTATCAAGATATATTGTAGGTAAACTTACCTTAAAATCTACAAATAATATTAATACACCTAAATTAAAATCTTTACAGTTTCGTGCATTAGCTAGACCAGAGCTTGTAGTTGTACAAATACCAATTAATTTATCTGATAGAGTAGAAAGACCAGGAAGAAAACCATTATTAGTAAAAGGATTAGGCAATGCTATATATGCTGAATTAAAAACACGAGAAGGTTCTTCTGTTACATTAGAGTTATTTGACCCAAAAGAAATTATTAGAGGTGTTGTTGAAAGAATAAGTTATCCAATTAATTCTAATGTTGAAAGAGGCAGCGTTACACAGTATGCTATAATAACGGTGCGTGGAACTAGACAACCTGATATAACAGAAATATCTAGTAACATGGTGTTTGGTATAAGTCCATTAGGACAGATGAGATTTGGAGCGTAATGACAGCACAAGAAGTAAATTTTAGTAATTTTTTTGAAACTACATTAAATGGAATTGTAGCTGGTAGTGCTACAGCTATGACTTTAACTGAAGCACCAACAAGTGATGGTAGCACTAATATAGAAGCTCCATATTATTTAGTTATTGACCCTGACAGTTCAACAAATAGAGAAATAGTAGAAGTTACTGCATCATCTGGTACAACTATTACTACTATGACACGTGACATAGAAGGTAGACATCTTACTGACCCTGACCATGCTGATGGTACTACAGTACGTATGTCAGTTATAAAAGAAATGTTTGAAGATGTACATGACAGAATTGATGGAGGTCTTGTTAATAAAAATTTATTTAGAAATGGAAATTGTTTATCAAAAAATAACTCTGAACCAGCGGCTGGAAGTATTACTCAAACTAGTAGCTATCAACAAGCAGCTATAGATTGTTGGTATACTAAACATGATGGCTCATCTACTGTAAGCGTACAAGAAATTGTTGGTGAATCTCCTCATAGTGCGGATGATAGACCTTTTGATAGCCCTCATAGAGCTTTAAATATAAGTTCTTCTGGTAATTTAGACACTACTTTTGTAGTACAACCTATAGCTCAACAACCTTTATTATACAGAAGAACAATGACATTAAGTTGTTGGTTTAAATCTGATTCAATTAGTAAACCTAAAATAAAAGGACATTTTTCATATAATTACCAAATTGGTGACACTAGCAGTGGAGGTGGTGAGTTAGGAACTGAAATGATTGCTTCTAATACTTGGCAACAGTTTAAAGTTACTTTTCAATGGGACCCTGGAACATATGGTAATGGTGTAAACATGTCAAGTTTTGCTGATGGTGAAGAAGGTGTTTTTGGTTTTAAAATAAGGCAAGGTACTGGAACAGGTGGCAGTATTAAATTAACTGGTATGAAGTTAGAACTTGGAAGTGTTGCTACAAGAAATGTAGAAGTTAGAGAAGAAGAAACTGCTAAGTGTGAAAAGTTTTTAAAAAGATATGGAAGTAATTTCGCTGACTTTTCAAATGATTGTGTTATTGCTACTGGTGTAGCTACATCAACTACAACTTACAAAGTATTTATGCCTGCAACACCTATGTGGACTAATTATTTTGCTAATATAGATATTTCATTAGTAGGTACTTTAGAAGTAGCAGGTGTTAGTTCTGGTCACGCAGAAGATATAACAACTATAACAATTCCTAGCTATGGTGGTACTAGTGGTCAATCTATGATGCATTCTTTTATGATAGAAATAACTGGTGCAATTAGTAGTGGTACGTTTACTGCTGGTGAATTTGTAGAATTAAGGTCTTCTAACAATCGTGGTTTTATACAAGTTGATGCAGAAAGTGCTTTGTTAAGCGGATGAGCATGTTATTAATGCTTAAAGAAGGTGGTAGTCTAGGTATAGATGGACCTGGAGTAAACGAAGATATAGATTTATTACCAGAATCTGGTGCTAATGGAAAACTTACACTTATAGAAACAAAAACAATTTCTGTAGATACTGCTGAATTTGAGTTTGATAACTTACAGGGAGATACATATAATACACATCACATTATTGGTGAGTTACCTGTATCTGGTACTGATGGTAGCCAATATGAAATAAGAATACAATACACTGTAGGTGGTACACGAATTACATCTGGCAATCAATACAATCATAGATTTGTACAAATTAAAGCAGGCTCTGGTTCAAGAAACACACGTGCAAGTAACGCTAACTATCACCTTGCTAGAGAACAATTTGATGATGCTGCTTCTGAAAAAAGTTTTAACTTTAACAATGTTATACATAATTTAGGAAGTTCAACATTAAAAACAATTACAGAGTTTAGAGGTTCTTCACATGCTGGTGCTACTACAAGTAGGCAATCATTAGGTGGTTTTTTCTTTAAACAATCAGGACCTGTAGAAAAAATACATTTTTATACAACTGCTACTAATGGTTTTAGAGCAGGTGCAAGACTTTCATTATATGGATATGCAGAATAATGTCAGGAAAATTAGAATTAGTTAATACCTTTACAGGTTCAAGCGTAAGTTCACTTAATCTTAATGGATGTTTTACAGATACTTATGAGTATTATGATGTATTTTTAAGAGGTTTACAAAATGCAGATGGTTCTAATCCTAGACCAACAATTAAAATATTAGATGATTCTAATGCAGAATTAGGTGCTGGTAACTATGACTATGCTTCTTTTGAATTAGGTGATACCGGTGGTATTACAGATAATAATCAAAACTCTGACCAAGATAGTAGTGTTTTAATAATGGTAGACAGTGGATTTCAACATGATTTACAAGCACATTTAAAAGTTTTTAATCCACGAAGTACAACATTATATAAATACATTTGGGCAGCATGCAATAGTGATGCAGGGTATAACAAAGTAGGAACAATGGTTAAAACAACAACTGCTGCAGGTGGTTTAAAACTGGAAACTGCTGGTACATTTAGTCAAATACATGCATCAGTATATGGAGTAAAACACGAATGAGTGCAAATAAATTAGAATTAATACAATCAGTAGAAATTACAAGTCCTACAACTACAGTCACATTAGGTGGAACTGACTGGGTAAATACATACGATAGTTACAAAGTTATTATAACAGGAGTAACTATAGACGCTGCAGAAGAAATACACATGCATTATTTAGATTCCTCTAATGCACAAGTAACTTCAAACTATAATTTTTCATTTCAACGTTCATCAGTAAGTACAACATCTACAGAAACAACCGTTAAAGGTTCTGGTGCTAATGATGTAGAGATTGGCGAAACAGGTACAGGTACAGGCGCAAGTTTTAACTGTGAATTACTATTACAAGATTTTAATGACGCTGGTAAGTTATCTTCTGGCATGATGGATATTGTATTTCAAAATGCTAGTGGTGAAGTATCAACAGAAACTGGTGGTTTTTTTAACACAACTGCAGCATTACATAAAGGCTTACAGTTTGAAGTAGAAACTGGAGATAATTTTACTGCAGGAAGATTTACTTTATACGGTATTGGTTCATAGTTCTGTGTTATAATGTCAGCTATGGAATTTTTAGCAGGATTAATACTCGGATATTTTTTAAAAAAATTTACTACATGGTTAGATGTTCTTGCGCAGCCTAAAATACCATCACACTATAAAGAAGATGACTGGGATTGGATAGCTTAAATGACAAATCATGGCTATACACAAAAGGAGTTACTTAATATGGTCATTGATAGACTCGATAAAATTGAAGAAAAACTAGATGCTAAACTAGATAAAGCAGAGTTTTACAAAGTATTAACGCTACTCGTAGCACTAGGTGGAGTTGTTGCAGCGATTGTAATGTAATGCTGCGAGTTTTATTCGCAGTTATATTACTGCTTCCATTACCTTTATATGCTAATGAAAACGATACAACTACTACTACCACTACTGTACCTACTAGCACTACTACTACTATCCCAGGAGAAACAGAGGAAGTAGAAACTTTTGATGGTCCTTTAGAAGAAGAAACTGAAGAATTAGAAAAAGAAACTACTACAACTACTACTACATCTACTACAAGTACTACAACTACTATACCTACTTACGAACAATCTACAGATATAGAATTACCTGTAGATGAATTAGACCTAGATGGTAATGAAATAGAAAATAATATTGTTATTAATAATCATTATGATGGTCAGTTTGGTTGTACAGATTTTTGTATGAACTTGCATTATTTGCAACATGGAAATGATAGTGAGGACTATACATTTATATTACCTGAAACAACAACAGTAGATGAAGAAGAATTAGAAATAGATATATACGAAGTAGGTTTTACTATAGGTGCATTAAATAATGAAAGCACAGTTACATATACACATAAAGATGAAACTATACAAGAAAATGTAGTAGATGCACAAAGCAATTCTAATTTAGAAACTATGCTTGAAACAGTTGTTTACAATATATACGATACTTTAGATACATTTATAGAAAGTTTTACACTTACAATTAATGACTGGTCATTATTAGATGACATATCTTTTAAATATGTTATGCCTACAACAACTACAACTACTACAACAACTACAACTACTTTACCTCCACCACCACCTGAGCCACCTAAACCACCACCTCCACCACCTGAACCTGAAATGTTTGTCGTAGTTTTAGATGATGGTACAGAAGCTGAATATCAAGAACATGAAATAGAAGATGGCACAGTAGAACGTGATAATGAACGTAAAGCTAATGAAGATAAATTTGGTTGTTATATGACTGATGCACAGATAGAACGTGGAGATTGTGATATTATGGAAGAAGATGAGTTACACGAAGAGATACCACGAGGAGATACAAGAGATACCGAAACAGAGTTTTTTGAAGATGATGATATGGTACTTCAAGTGGTCGATAAAAATGAAGATACAGATATTAAAGATGAATTTGTTATCGAAACTACCAAAAAAGATATTATTGAAGAGGAAATCGAGATTGACGTTAAGGAACTTGAAGAAGAATTTTCATTTGATGAAACAGAATTTACGTTTGAAGATATTCCAGAAGTAATAATTATAGAAGAGGATGAAGATATTGATGATTGGGATACAGAATTTGAAGAAGAACTTGATACTGATGAGGCCGAAATTTTACCTGAGATTATTGATGAGAAAATTTTGGATGAACCAATACAGGAAGATGTTGTAGAAGAACCTATAAAACTTACTGAAGAAGAAGTTATTGTTGAGGTTGAAGAAGTTGAAAATATTGTTGAAGACATTATTATTGAAGAAGTTACAACTGATGAAGTTATAGAAGTACTCGAAGAAGTTAATGACATTGGTGTACAAAACTTATCCCAAGCCACAGAAGAAACACAGGTGGTCATACAGGCTGTAGTTGAGGAAGCTATAGAGGATGTAGAAGAACTTACTGAAGAACAAGTAGAAGTAGTTGCGGAGGTATTACAAGTTGAAACTAAAGACGTTGAAATTATTGCAGAGGTTGTTAAATCAGACGAATTAGTTGCAGAAGCTGTAGAAGAATACGTAGAACGAGCTGTAGAAAATGCAGACGTAGAAGACTATACACTAGCTGATGTTGTTACAGAGGTACAATACGAAGCATTTATAGAGAATCCATTAGAAGTATTAATAGACCTTGACAATATAACAGACATAAACCTTTCTAATATATCTAATGATATGACACAAGACCAGAAGGAAAAAGCACAAGAAGTTGTAGTCCCAGTTATTCTGACTAGAATAGCTAGCATGGCAGCTTTTGTATTTAGGAGAAGCTTATGATAAAAAAATTATGGTCGTGGGTAGTAGAAGCAATAAAAGAAAGGTTAAACCTTAGTTGGACTTTGGTTGGTTTAGTTATTGCTACACTTACATTAACTGGTTCTGCACAGCAAATAACTGGTTTAGCTACTATAATTACACTATGTATATGGTTACTTACTATAGGATTTAGAAAGTAATGTGTATGGTAAACGTTAAAGAAGACGGTTCTTTTACACAAATATGTAACTGTAAACATGGAAGCAGTAATTGTAAGGAGAAGTAATGTCTGTACCAGAACGTGTTAAAACACAAATGAAAAAAAATGGGTTAAAAGGTGTTAACAAACCTAAACGTACACCTAATCATAAAACTAAATCACATGTTGTTATGGCTAAAGAAGGTAATACGTATAAGTTAATTAGATTTGGGCAACAAGGCGTTAAAGGTGCTGGAAAAAATCCTAAATCTAAAAAAGATAAAGCAAGAAAAAAATCATATTATGCAAGACATAATGCACAAGGTAAACCTAAATCTAAATTGTCTGCAAAGTATTGGTCACATAAGGTAAAGTGGTAGTATGCCAAAAGGTAAAAAAGGTTATTCAAAAAAACAAAAAGTTATAGCTAAATTAGCTCCGCCTTTTGACGTTTTAAATGAAAAAGATTTTGCTGTATTAAGAAAGCGAAAGAAAAATGGATGAAGATAATACTTATTCAGGAAATCCTAATTGGCCAGGTGATGATTGATGGCTAAAAGTGTAAGTTGGATGTGGAAGGGTAAAAGATATTATGGTACGCTCATTAGAGAAACTAAAACACATAAATTTGCCAGAACTAAGAATGGCAAGATTAAAAAGATAAGGAAGAAATAATGCCTCCTAAGAAAAAACCTAAAAGAAAACCTATTAATGCTAAAACAAAAGCTGCTTTACAAAAGAAAGCTGCTAATTCTAAATATACTTATGGACAATTGGCACAAGTGTACCGTAGAGGTCAAGGTGCTTATTTATCTTCTGGCTCTAAATCCTCTAGCATGGCTGCTTGGGCTATGGGTAGAGTAAATAGTTTTATTAAAGGTGGACATTCTCAAGATAACGATATTAAAAGAGGTAAGAAGTCCAGTGCCAAAAAGAAAAAAAAGTAGACGTAAAGTTAAATACGAGAAAGGCGTACCTGCTAAGTATCTTGCTAACAAAAAAAATTCTAAATCATCAGTTGCTAAAGAAATTAAACGTACTGCTGCAGCATATAAAGCAGGTAAATACATTGACCTTAAAGCTGTGCAAAAAAGCCGTGCAACAAAGAAGAAGAAATAATGCACAATTTACCTGGAGCATACGTTGTCAATAGCCCTAAGCCTGGACAGTACTGCAATAATTGTTTGCACTACCTTAATAATTATTGTACTAAATTTATTGAAGAAGTAGCACCATATGGTTGGTGCAAAGTATGGCAAGGAGTTCAATATGAAGTATGAAGTATTAAGAATAAGTAGTGGTAAAGACTCTACATCAGGTATGTTATTTGAAATAAACAATGGTAAACGTACATTTTTAGCATACACATTAGAAGATGAACAAAGAGATGTAAAAGTCTGGGGTGAAACAAGAATACCTGCAGGTACTTACAAGTTAGAGCTACGTACTGAAGGTGGATTCCATACTAGATATAGTGGTAAATACGGTGCTATGCACAAGGGTATGATACATGTGCAGGATGTTCCAGGTTTTGAGTATATCTTATGGCATACAGGCAATACTGATGAGCATACTGCTGGTTGTCTTATACTTGGTAACACACAGACTAACAACCGTATAGCTAAAGACGGTTTTATCGGCAGTAGCGTTGATGCATATAAGTTTGTATATCCACGTGTTGCTGCAGCTATAGAAGCTGGATTAGATGTAGAAGTGACATACATTGACTATGATGGTGACATACAAGAATCTACACAAGAACCTGTTAAAGATGACATTATGGAAAAATTACAAGAGATTAGTGGTGAAGTCCAAATTTTATCTGCTAAACTAGACGGCAGGAATATAGTATGATACCTTTTAAAAAAAGTAAAAAACTTTATGATGACCTAGATACTGGTGGATATGAAGAAGGTCCTGACTTAACACCTACTGGTGGTGAATATGACCCTTCTCAAGGTGATAAATTAAAACGTAAACAACAACTTGATGATTTGTTAAGTGGTAATCCTAATGCATTTATTGATGAAAAATTAACAAGTTCTGTTACTACTGGTGGACAAGACCCAAATTTGTTAAAACAATTAGGTCCTGTTGGTGATTTTGATGCAGTAGTATTTGAAGCAGAACAATCTAAGATGGTAGGTTCAATGGAAGCTGAATTAGATGTATTAAAGAAAACAGCTGCAAACTTACCTACTGCAGATTTAGATTTAGAAATGGGTGCAATAGAAACAGAAAGATTTGAACGTGCTGCTCGTCAACAAAAAGTTGCTAAAAAATTAGGTAAACCAGTTAAAAAAGTTCAAGTAAGTAAAACACCTGATGAGTTTAAAGGATTTACTGTTAGAGGATATTTTGAAGATAAAGTTGCAGAACTTGAAGGTCAAATAGAAATAGAAAAACAAACAATGGGTACATCATATGAACAACAAGAACGTATAAAAAACTTAGAACAAAGGTCAATAGATATAGACCCAGTAGATAAAGAACTTACATTAAGTGATGATGCTATGTTAAAACGTGCTAGTAAAGGTTCAAAATCAAATATTGTTAATGTTGGCGGTGAAGATATTGCTAGACCAAGACAAGATTTAGCTGCTCCTCTTAATCAAGTAAGTAAAAGAACAGCAGATACTGGTGATATTAACAAAGGTCTTGGAACTAAACCTGCTTTTGTACAAGATATCAAAAATCAACCAGTTTATGATATAAAAGGTAAGCCTACTGGTGAGTCAAGATATGATAAACTTACTAGATTAGGTGGTGGACCTAGAACAAAAAAGACAGCAGAACTTATAGAAAAAATGCGTTCTACGTCACAAGTACCTCAACCTGCACCTATTACAGGATTAGAAGCTCCAGATACTCCTCCTGCTAAACCACCTGCAAATCTTGGTGCAACAGATAGAACAAGAGCTAAATTTAAATCTAAATATGGTGGAGGTAATGTAGCTAGAGGTTCTAAGAATGTTAAAGCTACAGATTTACCGTCATCTGTACTTGAACAGTCAGATGAATATAAAAAAGTATATGGTAATGCTATATCAAAAGGATTAGATGATGTTACTGCAGCAGCAATTGCATTAAAAGCAACTAAAGCTGCTAAAAATTTATTTAAAAAGAATCCTGCATTAATGCCTATAACAGAGTTTTATAGTCCTCTTAAAAAAGCATTAGATGATATCAATAAAAAACAGGACTATACTAGATAATGTTTGAGAAATCAAAAAGAAAACGTAACCAAGATGGTACATTTAAAAAGGATGTAGCGTGGACACCTTGGTCTGAATCATGGAGTTATAAAATGAGTGATGAGTTAAAAGGAATGTTAAACAAAACTGTTTGGACATTTATTGAGGCTTTCATTGGTGCATTAACAGTTGCTCCACTTGTAGGTGTAGATGCTAGTGCAGTGCAATTAGCAGCTATGTCTGGTGCAGGTGCAGCGTTAGTAGTTGTTAAAGAATTTGCTAAAAAACAAATATCAACACCAGCTAAAGTGAGTAAGTAATGTACGGCAATGTACGTGGTAATGTAAAATTAATTACAGGTGCAGGTAAGTATGGTGGTTATCGTGGTGATATCTTATCAGCAGCGCAAGCAGAAAAAGTTGCTCGTGGTATGAGTGGTGGTCGTATAGGAGCTGAAGCAATTACTTTTGAAGGTTATAAAGACCATATACTTACTAATTTAAAACCTGGTGTGATGAAACAAGCAAATCCAAAAACAAAATCTAAACGTAAACTACCTAAAGGTAGAGTAAAACCTACGATAAAATCATGGGAAGATAGAAACGTATCTAATCGTGGAAGTAAGTTAAATCCATAATGCCTGGTCATTACGATAAAGTAGGTCAAGGATACGCAGGTCTTGGTAAACAAGAACTTAAAAAGCGTATGAAACAACATAAAGCTATACGTGATAAAGCATTAGGTAAAAGTATTGACGCAGATAAATTGTATAAAGAAATGGGTAAACTAATAGGACAGTTTGGTTCTGAAAAAGGTTTTCCTACTGATGCTGCGTACAGAACACTTGACCAAGCATTTGTTACTAGACAAGCACAACTTAATAAAGCTGTACAATTTAATAAGGGACTTAAAAAACTAGGTCTTAATAAATAATGGCTGAATGGCCACCTGTACAATATCCTTGGGAGATTAAACCTCAAGTTTATGGACCTTATCAACAAAAGAAAATAAATAAAAGGTCTAGTGGTGCTACTGTAAGTGGACTAGGTAAACGACCAGCTATATCAAAAGAATCTAAATTAGTTACTAAACAACCATTTTATAATAAAGGTACTACTGCTAAAAGAATGACATCATCTATTACATCAGCACCTATGAAATATAGTCGAGGATTATCTAACGTTAGTACAAGTAGTGGTGGTTGGTTTCGTAAAGCAGGACCTATTAAAACACCACCTGTCATATTTAAAAACATAGGTACTGGTAAAGGACCTAGTACAAAAGATTATGTTAAAAAACAAGCAGGACCATCTACTTTAGCTAGACGTGGAGTAGTTAACCCATTTAATGTACGTGGTGGTAGCGGTGGTGGATTTCATAAGTAACGTCCATAGTTTCATCTGGCCCATTCATAATTAAAAAACTTTAATCAATTATAATCTGTACTATTTATTACCCATCTACTGTTAGGTATTCTCCAGCTGGCATATCCCATGTAGCCATTACATCTCGCCATCTAAATCTATCAGCTTCTACTGAACCGTGATAAACAAGATTAGCTATAATCATAAACAATGATTTGGTACATGCACTTTTATTAAAGAATGTTTTTACTTTACCTATGGTGCTAGATTCACACATAATCATAACTTTTTCTATGTAATCTAATGTACGTTGTGTAACTTCTCCATGGTCAGTCTTAAGTGCTGGCCTCATAGCATGTTCTAAGTTATAAAGCTGTTCACCTGTAGCTAGTCTTATACCTCTGGGACATAACTTACTTTTTCTTATCGTGTCCATATCGTGAGATAACTTCATACTTATATCAAGAGTTTCTCTGTCAATATGAAATGATAACCATATAGGTTTATTCTTGTTTGTTACACCTAATAACCTACGACCTCCAAATGTATTTGCTTCACTTGCAAGTTTCTCTTTATTTGCTGACCATAATCTAAACTTATAGTTAGATTCATTAGGTGTTAATGCCTGTCTTTCTTTTGCATTAGGAAATGCTTGAAACTTTGTATTATATACCATTATTCCTCCTCTAATTCTTCATCCAAATCATCTAATATAGGTTCATCTAAGTACCAATTAAACAATTTATTATGGTGTTTTACAATCATTCTTCTTCTTTATTAGCCATTTCTTCACGCATACTTTGTATATCTATACCAGCTACAGTTGCAATCAACGTAGTGTTCTGTGTTATTCTGCTGTCAAGCAATGATAATGTATCAGATATTGTTTTAAGTGCGTATGTTAGTTCTTCTAGCCTATCTTTCTTTGCCATTATTCCTCCTCTAATTGTGCTAAATGAAAGTTATAATCTATAACAAATTTGTCCATTAATTTTCTCAATGCGTACATATCAGGTGGTACGTTAAATGTATCACTGCCACATGCTTTATCAAATTGTTTTGCCCATACTTTCATATATTTAGGATTAGTAAATATATTTATTTTACTTATGTCAATCCTTTGTTT